GTGCTGCACCTTATTCAAACCCAGCTCACCCATCGGGTGGTGGCGGAGGAGCGGGTGGAGCAGGAAATGCTGGCTCGGGTGGAAATAGTGCTGGAAACGGAGGAGCTGGAAGAAGTGTATCCTCAACTTATGGATCTGGAACTAACAGTGGATCATTCTGCGGCGGTGGCGGCGGTGGTACACACCAAGGAGGTTCGGGAGGATCTGGCGGAGGATCAGGAGCTGGAAACGGAGTAGCAACTGGAAACTCAAACAGAGGTAACGCTGCAGCAGTAAACAGTGGATCTGGCGGAGGATCTGGAAATAGTGGTGGATCCGGAGTAATTGGGATAGTATTTTAATTATGACTTTAAAAGAATATTTAGATTTAAAAACAACAGGCTATGATTTTGATGATTTTGCTCAAGAAATTACTATTAACAAACCAGATGGCGGAACTGAAAAAATTAAATTAGGTGCTTTAAAAGAAAAATTAGATAATGGTTATTCTCTTAATAGCACAGACGACGTAACAGCTTAATTTATCCTAGACAACTTATTTAATATATTGTAAATTGTTTTCATAATTTTTATGAAAGCAGAAAAAAATAAAATATACATTTATGATAATGTTTTTGAGTCACACTATACTCAGAAGTTTTATGATTTTGTAAACAATTCTTATTTTAAAGTAGGTACATCAGACAGTGCCTGTAAAGACTATGAAGAAAGAAAAAATTTTGGCTCTACGTATTCAAGAAATGATTTAAAACAAATAGGTTTGTTAGATGCTTTACCTAAAAAAATAAAAGATAAATTTAATATGAGTTACAAAACAGTAACTAGAACTTTAGTAAATGCTATTACTTCTTACGGTCTCTATCATCCGCACGATGATTCTGGAAATAAAGATGTATGGAGCTTTTTATATTATGCAAATATGAGATGGGATTTAGAATGGGGAGCAGATACATTATTTTTAAATGACGATAGAAAAAGTGTTAGACAACATGTTCAACCTTTACCCAATCGAGTTGTTGTATTTGACGCTACTATTCCACACTTAATACGTCCATCAACTATGCATGCTCCAACTTTTAGATACTCTATTAATATGACTTTTGGAGGAAACCCTAACCCTGAATTTGAAAAATAATATGTTTGAATTTTTTAAAAATTTAAAGGAGTGTCCATATGCTGATAAATAATTTTTTAGATAATGAAAATTTTCATGAAATAGAAAAAATAATTACTTCTAGAGACATGCCTTGGTATACACAACTAGGGTCAACGACAAATGAAGACGGTCAAGTTTTATTTACACACGTATTGATTAATGAGCAACAACAAGTAAACAGTGGTTTATTTGAAACAATTGGTCGACCTATTCTCAATAAAATAAAATTAATAGAACCTGATTTTTTTAGAATGATAAGAATGAAAATAAATTGTTTACCAAATCCAAACAAAAAAATTAAAAGTGATTATCATACTGATTTACCTTCTAACTCAAATTATAAAACATTAATACTTTCGATTAACGATAATAATGGTTACACAGAATTTAAAAACAAAAAAATACCTACATTTAAATCTATAAAAAATAGTGCTTATATATTTGATGGTAACGAAGAACATAGGTCCGTAAGTCAAACAAACACAACATATAGATGGAATATAAATTTTAATTATGAAAAATAAAAACGTAACTGTTAATTCTATATTTGGAATTCCTATATGGCAAACAGATCCATATCCATTTTCTAAAAAAGAAATACGGTTTTTAAAATCACTTTATTCAAAAGTTACTGAGAATAAAGGTAGAAACCACACCTCTACCGATAGATATATTTTTAAACATAAAGAATTAAAAGGAGTTAAAGAATTTGTTCAAGATAATTTAGATGCTTATTGGCATGGTATGTTAGCTGTTTCTAAAGAATCCCCTTTACACATAACACAATCATGGGTTAATTTTAATGAAAAAAATACCGAACACCATTCACATCGTCATACAAATTCTTGTCTATCTGGAGTAATGTATGTTGAAAATACATCTCCAATACTTTTTGAAAAAGAAAAAGACCATTTAATACTACCTTTTTTAAGCTTAAAATATACAGCACTTAATCAACTTAATAGTCCAGATATTGCTGTTGAAACTAAAAATGGTGCACTTTTAATATTTCCATCTTCTACGATGCATAGAGTAGCACCAAATCAATCAGAAAATTGTAGAATATCAATATCGTTTAATACGTGGATTAGTGGCAACGTAGGACAAGATGTTAGATTAACGGAGTTAATTGTAGATGAACCAAAAAACAAAAGTTAACGATTATATATTAATTGATAATTACTTAAGTGTTAAAGAATGCGATCACTTAATAAGGCTCTATAAAACAAAAGAATTTGTTCCTCATGGTTGGTATAACGTTGAAACAGATACAGCTAGAAATGATCCTACAGATTGTTCTGTAGCAGATACAGATATAAATTTTCTTGATGTGTTGTCTCCTGCTATTGAAAAAGCTTTAAGAGATTATTCTAACAAAATTTCTAAAGAAAGATTGTATTGTAAAATGTCAAAACCAAGATTAAACAAATATAGTGAGGGTGAAGATATGAAAGAACACTATGACCATATTCATTCTTTATTTGATGGTAACGATAAGGGCATACCTATTTTAAGTATAGTTGGGTTACTAAATGACAACTTTACAGGTGGGGAATTTTGCGTTAATAATAAAAACATGAAATTAAAGAAAGGAGATATTATAATATTTCCATCTAACTTTTTGTATCGACATGAAGTTAAAACCATAAAAAAAGGAGAAAGGTATTCGTATGTCAGCTGGGCGTTTTAAAATAGTTATTGTTGGGGGTGGTTCCGCAGGATGGATGACAGCAGCTACGTTAGCTAAAGCATGTCCTGATAAAGATATTACATTAATTGAAAGTCCTGATATTCCTATTGTTGGTGTGGGTGAAAGTACACTAGGTCAAATAAATAATTGGTTAAGTTACATGGGTATTGAAGATAAAGAATTTATGAAAGCTACCGATGCTACATATAAACTTAGTATACGTTTTCAAGATTTTTATAGAAAAGGTAGTGGTCATTTTCATTATCCTTTTGGAGAAGCAGACTTAAGAGGAGCACAAAACGATACTAATAACTGGATAGATTATAGAATTATGGAAGGTAACACCGAACCTGTTCATACCTATGCTGAATGGTTCTACACAAATATGTTGTTAGTAAACAGCGGTAAGTTATGTGAAAACCCGTTAGAAAAATTACCTATGTTTAATTTTAAACAAGACGTTGCATATCACTTTGATGCATTAAAATTTGGACAATATTTAAAATCTAACTGGGCTTTAAACAAGGGAGTTAAATATATTGTAGGTGATGTTACAGATACCATGACGGACGAAAATGGTATTAAAGAAATAATGATAAATAAAAACCAAACTATATCTGCTGATTTATTTATAGATTGCACTGGGTTTAAATCATTATTATTGGACAAAGCTTTAAAAGAACCTTTTGAAAGTTATGAAGACATATTACCAAATAATTCTGCTGTTGCAGCAAGAGTACCATTTATAAATCAAAAAAAACAAACAGTGCCATATACAAATTGTGTTGCATACGACAATGGTTGGATTTGGGAAATACCATTATGGACACGAATGGGTATGGGTTATGTGTATTCAGATAAATATATATCTGATGAACAAGCTAAAGTAGATTTTAAAGAGTATCTTAAAAAAAACAATCATCCAATAGATGGGGTAGAACTAAGAACTATTAAAATGAGAATTGGAGTGCACAAAAGAATATATTCGAAAAATGTTTGTGCAATTGGTTTAGCTGCTGGTTTTATTGAGCCTTTAGAAAGTAATGGTTTGTTTACTGTGCATGAATTTTTAATGCAACTAGTTAGAATACTACAAAGACCTTCTCCATCAAAATTTGATAAAGATGCATTTAACTGGAAATGTAAATTAATGTTTAGAAATTTTGCTGAGTTTGTAGCCATGCATTATGCTATGACTCAAAGAGATGATACTAAATATTGGAGAGATGTAAAAAATAGAGAATATTGTACAGATTTAATAGATTTAAAACCAAGCGGAGTAAACGGCTTTAGTGAAGCTGTTTGGAAAAGATTTGAAAGATATTGGTACGACCCTGCTTTTGCTGGATTAGATTGCATAGCTCATGGTATGCATTGGTTTCCTACAGATGAAATGAGTATTAAACATGCTCTTGCTTGTAAAGACACTACGTTTAGACACGATGGGATAAAACTTGGTAAAAAACAAATCTTTGAAATTATTAAAACAAAAGAAAAAATTATAAAAGATTGGCCTAAGTATTTTGATTTTTTAAGAACGTATATATATGATGGTGGTAATGTAGCTAAGATAAAGATAGGTAAAAAGAAATGAAAATGAAACCTTTAGATAAAACAATTAAAATTTATGACGGTTGGATGTCAGAAAAAGATTGTAAGATGTTTGTTCAAATATACAAAAATTTACAAAAAGGAGGGTATACTGGTAAGAGAAGAAATTTTGATACAGCTATAAAAGAAAGTGTAGCAGAGGACGAACAAGTTGCTTTGCATGAAGCTATTTATGAACATGGAGATCATGAAATTCCTGAAGGAACTACTATATCAAACACATTCATAAGATCTTATTTTGCAGGTCCACATCAAGATTATTTAAAAGATTTTACTATATTAAAAAGTCATGATTTTCATACAATTAAATATTTAAAAATTCAAAAAACATTACCAGGTCAAGGTTATCACAGCTGGCACTGTGAAGACGGGTCTAAGAAATGGGACAAAAGATTGTTTGCATTTACTCTCTATTTAAATGATGTTAAAGAAGGTGGAGAAACAGAATTTCTATATCTTAGCCGAAGAATAGAGGCTAAGACGGGTAGACTAGCTATATTTCCAGCTAGCTTTGAATATACACATAGAGGTAATCCTCCAATATCTAATGAAAAATACATCCTTACTGGATGGGTGGAGTTCGGATAGGTTCTTGAAAAAACTTTAAATGTAGTGTATTCCTTAATAAAATATAGGGATACATATGTTACAAAAATTAGGGTTTTTACCCGGATTCAACAAACAAGTTACATCTACAGGCGCAGAGTCACAATGGACAGACGGCGAAAATGTACGTTTTAGATATGGCACACCTGAAAAAATAGGTGGCTGGAACCAATTAGGAGCTGATAAATTAACAGGCGTAGCAAGAGGATTGCATCATTTTGTTAATAAAGGTGCTCAAAAGTTTGCAGCTATAGGAACAAATAGAATTTTATATGTATACTCTGGTGGTGTTTTTTACGATATACATCCTTTAGTTAATCCATCAGGTACAGCTATTACTAACGCATTTTCAACAGTTAATGGACAGCCAGACGTAACCGTTACTTTTCCTACATCACATACTTTTCAAATTGGAGACATTATAATGTTTGGAGATGTTTCTACTTTTACTGCTATTACAGGTTCTAATTTTGGATCAGCAGATTTTTGTGATAAAAAATTTATGGTGAATGGAATACCAAGTCCATCTTCTATTAGTATCACTATGCCTAGTAATGAAACAGGCGGCGGAGCGACTACATCAGGAGGTATAACTTATTATCAATATTATCATGTAGGACCAGCAGAACAGGTTGGAGCGTTTGGTTGGGGTATAGCTTTATGGGGTGGATCTACACTAGGTTCTATTACTACAACATTAGACGGAGCATTAGCTGACGACACTAATGGTAACAATGGATCTGCTACAGAAATTACATTAACTAGCACTACAGGTTTTCCATCAGCAGGAACTAATTATATTCAAGTTGGTGCTGAAGAAATATCTTACACTGGAATTACAGGTTCTAAATTAACAGGGATTACCAGAGCTGCCCGAGGGTCAACAAGATCATCACATTTAAATGGAGCAACCGTAACTAATACTTCTACATGGACTGGATGGGGATCACCAGCTGCAACTACAGATAAAGTTGCAGACCCTGGTTTATGGTCTTTGGACAACTTAGGTAGTACACTTATTGCATTAATACACAACGGAGAATGTTTTCAATGGGATGGCGACGCTGCTACGGCTACATCAACAAGAGCAACTATTATTACAGGTGCACCGACAGCATCTAGAGATATGTTAGTTTCTACTCCCGACCGTCACTTAGTATTTTTTGGAACAGAAACAACTATTGGAGATAAAACAACACAAGATGATATGTTTTTAAGATTTTCTTCGCAAGAAAATATTAATGACTATACACCTACAGCTGAAAATAGTGCTGGTACACAAAGACTGGCCGCCGGATCACGGATCATG